CTGGCGTAGTGATAGTAGTTCTATGTTTGGTCAACCTGGCTCGTGCGGCGCCCCATATGTTGTTGCTGAAAATTTTGGTACCGCCATAATCGGTATTCATGGCGCCGGTGGTGTCTCACAGAAGGTTGATATTTGTTTACCCGCCTCCCGTGAGGCGCTTACCGATGCCATTGCCGACATGAATGCTGGTTATGTGAAAGTCACGACTCACTATGATTGCGATATTAAAGGCTTTGAATTGCCCCAAGTGCCGCACTCAAAAGTGTTGTCTGTGAAGCCCCTCCATGACAATTCTCTCCTTAGGTCTGTGGAGAGCCAGAATATTATTCCGCTTGGTTCTTCATCTTACGTTTCTTTTTCCCGAAAGTCTAAAGTCACCTATCACATCACCAAGTCTTTTTGGAATGCGAATGGTGTCTTTTGCGATAAGTTGCCCCCTACGTTTAGCCGTGCGCCTTGGAAATTGGCCTTAGGTGAATTTGAGTCCGTTCGTGGACTCTTTGACATCAAGATCATGACTCAGTGCGTGCGTCATTATGAACAACAATGTTTTTCCCGGTTAAACGCCCTTAACATAGATTGGAAAAAATACCTCGGCAGTTTCAGTCTCGATGAGGCTGCCGATGGTATTGATTCTATGGATTATGTCGACCACGTCAATTATAATACTAGCATGGGTTTTCCGTGGTACTGTGCGAAGTCTAAGTTTCTTTCGAAGGGATGCATTCCCGACTTTGTTGTGGACCGTGTGCGCACTATATTCACCAGTTACCAACAGAGTCGTCGTGCTTTCCCAGTTTTTTCCTCCCACTTGAAGGACGAAGCGATTAGTCCTGAGAAGCAAGCGGTAGGTAAGATCCGAGTGTTTGTTGGATCCCCTATCGATTTTACTCTTGCTATTCGCATGCGTTTTTTAAGTTTTGTTCGTTTGTTTCAAAAGTTCAGGTTTTGTTTTGAGTCTGGCGTTTCTATCGCCGCCCAGAAGACCGACTGGACTGACCTCTATGATTACTTTGGAACCCGCCCTCACTTTGTTGGGGGCGATTACAAGGCTTATGATAAAGGTATGCATCAATTTGTCACTCGTTGTGCATTTGTGATTATTATCAACATTTGCATAGCCTCCGCTCGTTTTACAGCTTCTGAGATCAATGATATGTATGGTATGATGGAGGACATCGTAAATCCCATTGTGGAATTCAGGGGGGACATCGCCATGTTTTTGGTCGGTAACCCCTCTGGTCATCCACTTACCGTTGTTGTCAATTGTATCGCCAACTCCTTGTACATAAGGTATGCATTCCTCATGAAGCACGGATCGTTTGATTTATTTGATGATCTGCGCTTGATAACATATGGGGATGATAACCTTTTTGCCCAAAGCCAACCCAACTTCAGCCATTGTGATTTACAGGATGGTTTGGCTGATCTTGGCATTGTTTACACCATGCCTGACAAGTCATCCATTTCCCGTCCATATCTCTTAAAGGATGAGATTGAGTTTCTCAAACGCAAGTTCACCCCGACCATTTTTAATAACGTTCGGGTCGTTCTTGCCCCTCTTGAGCTTAAAAGTATTTTTAAGATCTTGATAATTTCTTCGAAGAGCGCTGCCGTCTCGTCTATGGACTTGGCTGCTGCATCTCTTGTTACTGCTCGAAATGAATTGTTCTTCCATGGTCGCGATGTCTATAACCAATATGTTGGACTCTTGCGCTCTTGCGCTGAGACTCACTATTTGAATTATCGACACTGCGACTGGGAGGAATACTTCCCTCTCTGCTATCCCACCTTATTTAGTAGTTACTTATCTGGCAATGATTTCGTGCCAGAGAGAGGACTAGATAAAGTGTTTGTCATCCAACATGGCTCTGACAAAGAAATCGACCACTGTGTGGATACTTGGGTTGTTCCACACTGTATACTGCCTGCTCAACAATTCTTAAATTTCGAAGAAGAGGTCTCCACTGATTCAGTGAACCTCTCAACCACCCTTGATCCCACCGCCCATGGCGGTGCAGATGAGATAGGTCCCCTATCTCAATTTTTCACCCGACCTGCCCTTATTGAGACTATCCAAATCTCCGAAGGCGGATCTTTGAACTATTGTATTTACCCGTGGTCTGAGTACATGTCCTTGCCCAATATTGTTAATAAAAGTGCCAACTTTGGCAAATTTCGAGCCAATTTGCGGGTAAAGATTGTGATTAATGCCACAC